GAGGGCTTCGGCCACAGTAATGCCCGCCGCCGCCGCTCATCGCACGCAGCGCACCGGCCCCAAAGCCACAAAACGGCCCCGAGGGACGCCGAAAAGGGGATTCGATGAATAAGCCGGGATCAACCTACATCTTCGGGGCAATCTGCCCGGCCTTGGGCAAGGGCGCAGGGCTTGTCCTGCCGTTCTGCAACACCGAGGCGATGAACTTGCATCTTGTCGAAATCGCCCGAACCGTGACACTTGGCGCCCATGCTGTGGTGATCATGATCAGGCCGGGTGGCACATGACCGCCGCGCTCATCATACCCGCGAATATCAGCATCCTTCCGCTGCCAGCCAAATGCCCGGAACTCAATCCCGTCGAAAACATCTGGCAGTTCATGCGGGATGGTAATCCCCCCATTTTAACGGGGTGCATTCGTAGAACTTACGCGGCCATTTTCAATTTCCTTGCGGGTGTGATGCCGCCGATGCCCATGTTGGGGCGCTCGTTGTTGCAAGTCCATAACCAGTGTGTGGCGTGATCCTGTGCCTCCTCGATGCTTTCGATGATGTATTGATCCAGCCATTCGTACCTGAGAGAACCATTGAAGGCGCCATTGGTTCGAGCCCATTGGCGAACGCGGTTGTAGCGGTCGATGTAGGCATTCTGTCGGGGCTGCCCCGGCTGAATATGCTGGATCGTAACGCCTTGTTTCCCGGCCCATTCTCTCAGCTTTTCACCGATATACCCGGGACCGTTGTCGACCCTTGTGGTTCCTGGTTTGCCACGCCATTCGATGATGCGGTCAAGGCTCCGGATCACACGCTCGGCGGGCAAGGAAAAGTCGACTTCGATACCAAGCCCTTCGCGGTTGAAGTCATCAAGCACGTTCAGCAACCAAAATGCGCGGCCATCACCCAATCAATCAGCCATGAAGTCCATCGACCAGAGCACGTTCGGTGCCTCTGGCACCGCCATCACGTCGGGTTTGTCCCGTTTCAGCCGTTTGCGCGGTTTGATCCGCAGATTCAATTCGAGCTCGCTGCAGATGCGATAAACGCACTTGTGGTTCCACGAATGCCCCTTAACTTTGCGCAGATGCAGGAAACTCAGGCCAAATCCCCAAGTCTTGCGGGCACCAGTCAGCCTGGTCAGCAAATCGGCTACCTGTCGATCAAGAATACCGAACGCCTGACCGAGGCCAGAATCGATCTCTCGGCCGGAACCGTCGGCAACGCCTAGGGCAAAGCGCTGGCCGAGTGCGTCATCCATTCGGGCGCTTGCGCGGCCCCACTGGGGTCACGGTCGCCCTCAAATCTTCAAAACCGAGGTGATCAACCAGATCGGCCCGTGGAAATCGACGCGCGAAGTCGAATGGGAAACGGTGAGCCGCAAGACCGCGCAGCAAAATGGATCGATTGGCATGACAACGGTCGGGGCTCTTTCGGATCAATGGCGTTAAACGCCTCACCCTTCAAGGCCCCACCAGATACAGCACCCCCGCAGAATCAGAGGAGGCGTTCCAGGCAAATCTGAACACATTCGATATGGTCGCCTGATCGTCGAACAAATCACCCTCCGGTAAAGCCGGGGCGGTTCATGTCAGATCTCAGTGACAATTATCAATCAGGCCGAGCTTCTTGTCTGCCCATGGCTCTGAGCCGCGGGCAGTTGAACCAGAGGGGGTGAGGCAATCGCCCCCTCTGGTTGAGCCGACAGGAGACGCTTCCATGACCCGTAAACACAAATTGCACCCCGAAGGCACCGATACAGTCAAAGCCGTGCCTTCGACGGTGGCTGACCCCGCACAGACGAGCGACAGCTTGCCGCAGTCCCCTTAGGGCAGTCAGGGTGCTGCGGCAACTGAGGAACTTGTCACCGCAAACCCGCCCGCTGATCCATCGATTCCTCCGCCCGACCTTTCGATGTTCGCCCCGACGCTGACCATCAAGGGGCCTGTTAAAGGCCGCTGGCGCGCGGGTCGGCACTTTACTCCGGAGGTGGTTGTCACCCCGGCGGCAGATCTGACCGAAGTTCACATCGAGGCGCTGCTGTCGGATCCGGAGCTGATGGTGGTCGCCGGCTGAAATCCCAAGCGAAAGGATCAATCGCGAAACCTGCCCGATGCCATGAAGTGCATGGGAAGACGATCCAAGGAGGCGAGACCGGCGCGGACTGGTTCTGAACCGCGGACAACGGGCATGACAGGCCGAAAAGAGGGCCAGCAGAAATCCAAGCAGAGCGAACGCACTGACATGCCCTATTGCACCCAACAGCAGCTGACGGACCGGTTCGGAGGAGGGCGGATGATCGCCCTGACGGACCGGACTGCCATCCTGTTGGGGGCGATTGATACCGATGTTCTGAACCGCGAATTGGCCGATACCGGCGCCGTGATCAACGACTGCCGCGCGGGGCGAAATGCCTTGCCCCTAGCCGCGACACCCGCCCTGATCGCCGATCTGGCGCGGGCGATCGCACTCTGGAAGCTGCATGCGACCGAGCCAGAGGCCAAGGTCAAAGTCGATTGTGAGGCCGCCATGCGCACTTTTCAAGATCGCCCAAGGTGTCGTCAAATTGGGCGTGGCGGGGATCGAGCCTGCCGCCTCGGGTGACAGCGGTGTGCAGATCGTTGAGCGTGACCGCGAGTTCACCGCCCGAAAACATGCGAGGGTTCATCTGATGATTCCGCTGACCTATGTCGTCGCGCGCCTGAAAATCCTGCTGACCCCGGCACGCTGCGCGATGTCCGTGTGGCGCTGGATCTGGCGCGCCTGATGGTATCGCAGGAATTGAAAGGCAGGGGCACCATGGCCTTTGTCATCCCGCGTGGCGGACGGGGTCGCGCGCCTGATATCGCCGCAGGCGTGTTTACCCGGATGACCGAAGAAGTCATCAGCGTCGTGATTTCGTTCAACACCATCGACTATCCTACAGGCAACCAGGCGCAGACGGCAGTCGAGGCCACGCGTGGCCTCGACTGCCGCGCTGGCGGGATGGACCCCGGCCGTCACCGTCGGCGTTTTCGCCCGTCAAACCCACCAGATCATCAGCCTGCAGCCAGGCTTTCTGGCCTATGGGGTGGAGTTTGCGATCAAGGACCAGTTGAGGATTTCCACATGACCCGCAAGCCCGAGCCCTCTGAACTGAAACCGCCAGCGCCGCTGGCCGGTCAACACCCCCACGTCCTGCCAGTAACTTGTCGGTCCTTCATTCTGGTGAACGGCGAATTGCGGCCCGATCTGGCGACCGCGCCTGACCCTGCTATCCCATCCGATCCGGAGGTCTGATCTTGCCGTTTTTCTGGCGCAACAAGCTGCTGCTTCTCAGAACCAAAGCGACCTACGGCATCAGCCCGGGTCCGACCGGCCTTGCCAACGCGATCCTGGTCAAGAACATCAAGATCATGCCCTTCGAGGGGCAGGACATGGACCACGCGCTGGACAATCCGTGTTTCGGTCAGTCCGGTTCGATCCCGCTGGATGCGTTCCAGAAAATCTCCTTCGAGACCGAATTGCAGGGCTCGGGCACAGCTGGTAACGCGCCCGGTTGGCGTCCCTTGGCACTGGCCTGCGGGATGTCGCAGACCGTTGCAGCGGCGGTTTCCGTCACCTACAGCCCGGTCGATACCGGGCAGGGTTCGGCCACGATCCACATGAACGTCAATGGCGTGAACTTCGTCATCTCCGGCGCGCGCGGCACCTGCAAGCTGCAACTTGATGCGCAAGGCATTCCGGTTCTGGCGTGGGAGTTCACCGGACTTTACCAGGCCCCGACAGCCGTCGCCATGCCGACACCGACCTATACCGCCTTCCCCGATCCGCAAGGGGCGACCCGGATAAACACCCCGACCTTTACGGTCAACGGCGTGTCGCTCGAAATGAAGTCCTTCGCCTTCGATGTGGGCAACCAGATCGAAAACCGGTTCGTGATCAACAGCCACGAAGTGCTGATCGCCAACCGGATGGAGTCTTGCGAATTCACCATCCAGACTCCGACGTTGGCTTCGTTCAACCCGTGGGCTTTGGCCGAGTTGCGCACACCGGTGGCGCTGGCCCTGCTGCACGGAAGGGTGGCAGGGTGGCGCGTCGCATTGACCATTCCCGCCTTGCAGATCCAACGGCCCGCAAGCTTCGACCAGGATCAGGGCGTCGTCGTGCAGACGATCAACGCGATCCCGCTGCGCGCCTCGGCCACCGCTGCCTTATCGATCGTTTGCACCTGATCCTGCCCCTCCTAAAGAACTTCCGGAGTTCCCTTATGGCCTACCATATCGTCAAGAACCGCACGTTCATTACAACAGCCACCTTGATGGTCCCGACCGACGAGGGTCCGCTGGCGCAGACACTGACCGCCCGCTTCAAGGTGCTGGACGGTGCCGAAGCCATGCAGGTCGAGGATTTCCTGCGCGGAGCCATCCTGCATCTGGGCTACATCGAGGACAACGCGGGCGAGGCCGTGCCGTTCTCGCCCGCGCTGCTCGAGCAGATCATTCTGGAGTCGTGGGCGCGGGTCGGTCTGATCAAGGCCTATTGGACAGCAATGGCCGGGGGTCGGGTAAAAAACTGATCTGGACGGGGGCGGCCTAAGCGGACGGTACTCTGGCGTCAGGTCGGGACGATCTGGCAGGCGACTGCGCCGCCTTCGGGATCGACCCCGCCCTGTTCGGGGACGACGACCAAGGGGCAGCGGTGTGGCCCGATAATGCCGCCGCGCTCGATGCGTTTCTGGCAGTGACCACGCAGTGGCGCGTGGTGGCCAGTGCTGCTGGGCCGCTGGGCGTTGGCGGGCTGGATTACTCGGCGGTGCGGGTCAGGTTCGATCTGGCCGGAATTGCCGCCTCGCCCGGGTTGTGGGCGGACGTTCAAGTGATTGGGGCGGGCGCGCTTTGATGCCGATTATCTGACTGGTGCCGCCTTTGACCGCTATCAGCCCGGCAAGCGCATCGGTGGCCCCGAAAATGCCGGGTTCGTCTGCGCGATGTTCGCCAATATGACACCCGAGGAACGCGGCGGGCTGATGGCTGCCGACGGATCGCTGTAAGCCGAAGGCTTGCGCCGCATCCTGGGCGCGCTGTTCGCCCGCGCCTTTGATGCCGAAAACCTGCTGAAACTGGCCGTGGAAACCGAAAGCCGCCCAGTGATGGCCCTGATCCGCATGCTGGAGGCTGTGGCCCCCGACTGGGTCGCGTTTCGCGCGATGGTCGAGGCGGGCGATGTGCGCACCAAATTCGACGTGACTGCCAATCTGATGGCGGTGGTGCGCATCATCGCAAAAGGCCCGCAGCACCGACCGCGACGGCCAGTCCGTCTTTGCCGCCATGCGCGACCGTCTGGCGCAGGGCGATATGTTCGACCCGCCCGACCCGCCCGACCCGATGGCCGAAGCACTGATCGGGGTGTTCTATTGCGGCGACCGGTCGCGGTCATCCGAAGCGTCCGGCGATATTCTGCGACGCCGCGCGGCACAGGCAGACACGACGGGCCGGGCCGACATCGACGACATGCCGGGTGCGGCGGTATCGCCGGTCGATGCCCTGCGCACCGCCATTGTGGCCGAAGATGGCGGCTTGCAGGCAGAGCAGATGCCCGCCCGCGCAACGCTCGCAGCCCGCGACGCCCCCGCCCAACTGCCGCCGCCGGGTGTCTTTGCCAACAACACCCACAACCCCTCGGTTATGGCCGCAGATGACGCACGGGATGCGGAATTGCGGGCGGTGGGCGGTGGACGATGTTCCGTTTGGCCCGTTTTTTTCGCTTGAGCGCGGCAACTGGCGGGATGCGGTGAAGGTGTTGATGGAACGCCAGACTGGAGAAGTTCCGGCGGCACTGGCCCATCCTGCCGCCCCGGATATCGCCTCTGTTTATGGCAATCCCGGTACCGGCCTGCGCAAAGGATATGGCTTGTCGAAAATAGCTTTTCGCCACCCGGAGGTGCCGGGCGATCTGCAAGCGCGTCTCCCGGCCGCCTTCATGATCGTGTCGAATTCGGACAACAGTATCAAGGTCGAAAGTGACGCGGACATTTTCGTGATCAGCCTCGATTGCAAAGGCGACCCCAAGACATGGCTGTTGACCGGGGACAAAAAACAACGGAGCGCCGAAAAGAGTATGGGGAGTGACGACCGTTTACCGATAGCCTCGTCTGCCCCCGTATTGTTTTTACTTGAGCATGACCCATCTTCGCAAGCCGATCAAGACGATGATCTGGCATGGCGGACCGAGACGGACGCGATCCGCGCGACGCTGCCCGGCAAAAACGAAATCCGTCTGAATGAAGGTGGCGATGTTTCCGTCACCCGCACGGTCGACGACACAATGGCCGACCTCGACGCCGAACGTGGCCTGCGGGACGCGCTTGCCGAATTGATTTTCCGACTGCACGAAGAACATCAGCTGATGCTGGAAACCGACCCGGTCCGCGTGGAAATGGCACACCACCGCAAGGTTCTGGCCGATGCCACGGCGGGCGAGCGCGGAGGGGTCGAGCAGCTGATCGCCGGCGAAATCCAGCTCAAGGCGGCGCGCGATGCGTCGGATAAGTTCGGGCAGCAATCGCTCGACTTTCTGCGCGGCATCTCGCTAAGGCGAGGATGCTGCTGGGGCTGTCAAGAAGATGGTGAACGCGCTCCTGGATGCGAGACTTCAGGCGCTGTGGCTGGGCAAGGGGCCGCTCGCAAACATTCTGGGGATTACGGGCGGGATATTTTCCGGGCTGGGCGGAGGCGGGCGACGAGGCGGCATGGCCTCAGCCCCGCCGCGACGGCCCTTTGCGGCAGGCGGCATGACCTTTGGCGAGGAGGGCGGCACGGACGATATGGTGGAGGCCCTGTTATCGCCGGGCGAGTTTGTCGTAAACGCCCGTTCAACGGCCCGTTATCGCCCGGTTCTGGAACGCATCAACGCGGGGGGCATCCCCGGTTTTGCCGCCGGAGGGATGATCGGCGGAGCGGGCTTTGCTGCCGACAGTGGCCCTCAAGGCCCGTAAGGACCGATGACCGTCAACGTCAATGTCAGTGGCGCACGCGGCAGTAACGAGATCGAGGAGGCCGTCGTGCGCGGCGTCCAGGGCGGCTTGCAGATGTACCGGCGCGAGGGGCTCGCTATGGACGTCAAGACCGTGCTGCGCCAGGACGGGCGGGTGACCGGATGACTGTGCTGACCTTCCCGTTGTCGCTGGACGCCTTCTTCGGTGGTCTTCTGGTGACCGAGATCACCTTCGACGCGCCGCCCCAACTGGAGATCAACCAGACGGCGGGCGGCGAGCAGATGGCGGCAGAAATCGGGCCGCAACTGTGGACCGGCACGGTGACGCTGGCCATGATGACCCGCACCGAGGCGTCGATGCCCGATGTCCTGCTGAATATCCTGCGCCACCCTCTTGCCACCTTTCTGGCCTTCGACACCCGCCGCCCCAACCCGCTGGCCAACCTGAGCGGGACGATCCTGGGGGCCACGCACGGTGCCGGTCCTGTCCGCCCTGATTTCGGGCAACCGCGAGATCAGCCTGTCGGGCTTGCCCGCCAACTATGTCCTGTCGCGCGGCGATTATCTGTCCTGGACTTACAACGGCGGGCGGCGCGCCCTGCACCGCGTGGTGGAGCCCGTGACGGCATCTGCGGGCGGGGTGGCCACCTCGTTCGAAGTGACGCCCCCGGTTCGTCCGGGGTCGGTCACCAGTACGCCAGTCACTCTGCGCCGGGCGTCTTGCGCCGCCAAGCTGCGCGCAGGTACGGTGCAGAAGGGCCGGTCGCGCCGCACGGTGACCGACGGCATGAGTTTCGAATTCATCCAGACGTTGAGGGCGCTGCCATGAAGACGTTCTCTGCAGGCGTGTTGAGCTATTTGCAGCGCCGCAATGGGATCGTTTTGAAGAGTTTGCTATGGGTGCGCGGGCGCAACTGCACGACGGGGGTTGAGGAACCGATGGGCGTCTGGACCGGCGATCAGGATCTGGTGTTCACGATCGGGGGCGTGGCCCGCACCTATGCGGGCGAAGGGGCCATGCTGCCGATCGAGTCCACGTCCTGCGCGCCGGGGTCGATGTGCGGCTGCAACGGGTCCTGTTGAACCCGCTCGATGCCAGCGTCGCGCATCTGGTCCGCGCGCTGGACATCGGCCTTGCCCCGGTGGAAATCCACCGCGCGCTGTTCGATCCGCACTCCGGCGCGCTGATCGAAGAACCGCACCGGGTGTGGAAGGGCTTTGTCGATCAAAGCCCGATCACGACGCCCGAGATCGGCGGGCAGGCTCTGGTCGAATTGACGCTGGCCAGTTCGGCGCGGGCGTTGCAGCGCGGGCTGACCCTGACCAAATCGGACGCGGTGCAGCGTCGCCGGTCGGATGACCGGTTCCGGCACTACAGCGACGTGTCGGGGTCGGTCAAGGTCTGGTGGGGGTCCAAACGGTCGGAAGGCGATGTGTTCGTGCCGAGACCACCGCCGCCCCCCGAACGCAATTCTCTGGGGGGCGACCGATGAGATTGCCGGACTGGAAGCAGCACCTCACTCTGTATCTGGCGGACGTTGCGCGCCGACCCTTTGCGCCGGGCGTGCATGACTGCGCGCTGTTCGCCGCCGGGGCCGTGCAGGCGATGACGGGCGTCGATATGGCGGCACCGTTCCGGGGCCGGTACCGGACGCTGGCGGGTGGCAGCCGCATTCTCAAGGCTGCCGGGTTCGTTGACCACATCGCGCTTGCGGCCGCCAGGCTGGCAGAGGTTCACACCAGCCGCGCCGCGCCGGGCGATCTGGCCGTGATCCCCACCCCGGACGGCGACGCCTTGGGCCTTGTCCAGGGCGAGCAGGTCTATGTGTTGTCAGCCACCGGCATGGGGATGCTGTCGATGGTAAACGCCACCCGCGCCTTCAGGGTGGGCTGAGATGCCACAGTTTATCGCCCCCATTGCAGCAGCCTTCACCGCCTTTAAAGCCACAGCAGTGTTCAGCTTTCTGACAACGACAGTGGTCGGACGACTGTTGACCTCGGTGGCCATCATGGCCTTGCAGTCTGCCTTGGCCCCCAAGCGACCGCCGCCGCCAGGCATTCAGACCGAATTCACCAGTTCTGGCGGCACCAACCCGTGTAGTTTCGTGCTGGGCCGGTATGCGACGGCGGGCAATGCCGTCTGTCCACCGATGTCGCATACCGACGGTGGCACCCCGAACGGCTACCTGACGTATGTGCTCGATCTGGGGGACGTGCCGGGCGGGGCGCTGTCGCGGATCCTGATCGACGGGCGCTATGCCGCGTTGGGCACCACGCCCCACGCGCTTTATGGCACGCCCCTTCTAGGTGATTTCGCGGACCATGCCTGGGTGCGGTATCTTGGCGGGGCACAGACCACCGCCGACGCCACTTTGATCAGCATTTACGGCAGCTATCCCGCGCGGCCCTGAACTGCGGCGATGATCGGCCGCAACGTGCCGCATGCCATCCTGACGTTCCGGTACAACACCGAGATCTTCGCAGGCCTGCCGGAGGTCCGTTTTGAGGTCGACGGCATCCCGGTTTACGATCCCCGGCTGGACAGCACGGTCGGGGGCAATGGTGCACAACGCTGGACCACCCGAGCCACCTGGGCGGTGTCGAACAATCCGATGGTGTTGATCTACAACATCCTGCGCGGCATCGAGCTGCCCGGCCTCGGCATCTGGGGTGGGCAGTTCGAGGCAGCCGACCTGCCGCTGGCTGCGTGGTTTGCCGCGATGAACGAATGCGACGTGGCCGTAGCGCTGGCGGCAGGCGGTACCGAACCTGCGTTCCGCGCCGGGCTGGAGGTCAGGGTCGACCAGACCCCGGCAGAGGCGATCGAGACCCTGCTTGCCGCTTGCAACGGTCAGTTGGCCGACATCGGCGGCGTCTGGAAGCCGCGCGTCGGCGGGCCCAGCTTGCCCGTCCTGTTTTTCGACGACGATGACATCGTGATCAGCCGCGCCCAGGAATTCCGCCCGTTTCCCGCGCTCGATGCCCGCCACAACGCAATTGCGGCCACCTACCCCGAGCCGGCCGCCAGGTGGGAGCCAAAGGACGCCCCGCCGATCTACATCGCCACATGGGAAGCCGAGG